TGATGATAGGATGCTGTTTGAAAGTATTTATAGGTGCAATGAGTTTGCTATTGCTATTGAGGAAGGTAGGGCTAGTTCAGACCATACAAAAAAGTTTAGAATGCAACAGAATGTAAGCGCATACTGTATCCCTAGAATGGTTCGAAAAGGAACGGAGTTATTTAAATGATAAAAATAGTAACAGTATTGATAATATTATTACTTTCTAGTTGTTCTTCTATTCCTACCTGCGGCACTAAATCCATAAAACTTCAACTTCCTTCAGCAGTCCCTTTCATGGGAAATGAACCATTTGTAATTGAAAGAAGTAATGATCATGTAGATTGTGAATTAGACCCTAGTGAAAGGAACCCTAATGGCAGCTAAAAAGAAACGTAAAGCTAAAGCTAAACCTAAATCTAAAAGTAGAGTTAATGAAGCAGGTAACTACACTAAACCTACTATGAGAAAAAGACTGTTTAATAAAATCAAAGCAGGATCTAAAGGTGGTAAGCCTGGACAATGGTCAGCAAGAAAAGCTCAGATGCTTGCTAAACAATATAAGGATGCAGGGGGAGGTTATAAATGACCTTAAAGAAACCTCAGAAGTCTCTTAAAAAGTGGACTAAGCAGAAGTGGCGTACTAAATCAGGTAAGCCTAGTGCTAAAACAGGTGAGCGATACTTACCTGAGAAAGCTATTAGAGCTTTAAGTGATAAAGAGTATGCAGCTACTACCAGAAAGAAAAGACAAGATACTAAGAAAGGTAAGCAGCATTCAGCCCAACCTAAACGTATTGCTAAAAAGACTAGAGCTTACAGGAAAAAGTAATGAGAGAAGAATATAAGAAAGGTGGCAAGTCTGGAAAAAGCAAATCTAAACGTGATCCTAGATTAGCTAGGGCAGGAGTAAGTGGATATAACAAGCCTAAAAGAACTCCTAAACATAAAACTAAAAGTCATGTAGTAGTTGCTAAGGTAGGTGATAAAGTAAAGACTATTCGCTTTGGTCAGCAGGGTGTAAGAGGAGCAGGTAAGAATCCTAAGACAGCTAAAGATAAAGCAAGAAAGAAGTCTTACTATGCTAGACACAATGCTCAAGATGCCAAGCCTTCTAAATTATCAGCAAGGTATTGGAGTCATAAGGTAAAGTGGTAGTATAAAGTTTACAGCCAACTTAGCATCGACCTACTTAGCCTCCTTTACTAACAGGTGCTAGGTTGGCTTTTTTAAGTCCACCTTCCTAAACAATAGCCTATCAAGAAACCTAAACAAAAAATTATTTCCATTTAGTCTTTATCTTTATAGGCTTCATTCTCAGGTGTATTAGGATTGTCAGGTATAAATCTACCTAACCTATCTCTAGCTCTTGTCTTAGCTTTTTCTTTTAGTTTAGTTACATTAGAGTCTAGCTTGTGTTTAGCTTCTTCAACCCCTTCAGTTACCATGCTTTTAACTTCTTCAACAGCATCTTCAGTTTTACTTTGAATAGCTTTACTAACAAACAAACTCTTTAACCACTCTAATAGTTTCATAAATCCTCCTATTTCCAAACGTGTGTTTTCTTTTTACCTGAATACCTAACTGCTAATCCTTCAAAGATTAAAGTTTCTGCTATGTGTGTACCATCTATTTGATAGATATTGCCAAGCACACGACCATACTTTTCTTTGGCAGTTCCTTCTCTTTTATCTTCTTCAGTACTACCTCTTAAAACCTTTTTACTTTCTACCCATATTTCTTTACCACAAAGTTCTTTCATTCTTTTCTTAGCAACTTTAGCTAATTGTTTTTCTTTTGTTCGTTCAGGGTATTTCTTAATATTAATTTTAGATTCAGGAGTATCTATTCCTTTCAATCTAACAGAACATTTATAAAACAAATCAAACCCCAGGTCTAAAGTAACCCAGATAGTATCACCATCATAAACTCTATCTACTGTGGCTCTGTATACAAAGTTCTGACGCTTATTTGTTTTCTTTATTTTTACTTTCTTTCTCATTAAAGCTCCTCTTCTTTTGTTTAGCTACTATAAATTTCTTCCAAGGGTGATTATCAGGTTGTTTGTGACCTTTCTGAGGCATGTGTGGTCTAGATGTTTTCATATTTAAGTAGTCTTTCTTCTTCAAACTTTGCGTATGCAATTATTTTTCTGATGTCTCTTAGCTTGTCACTATGAGAAGCTTCTCCATATCTATAACAGCTACGCATAATCTCACCTAAATTAGCATTCATATTTTTATATGAAATAATATGATGAAGCTCTGTTGCTCCTTCAGGTAACTCATAGTACTTAGCAGTTAAACCATTTGATGTACTCTCAGGAGCAATATCATAAGGATCTACAAATCTATAATGAGCATCAGGTTTATTTACACCATGAGCTTTATCCCACTCTTCAGGTGTAACATCATTTAGCTTCTTTGTTTTTGACACAGTACCTCCATTCATCAGGAATTGTTTCAGATGTGTACCATCTAAACTTTTTGGATGTTGCCCAATCAGCATGACTTCTTCTAGTACCATCTTTTCTACGCTTTGCTTGAGGCATAGGAAGATCTGGATCAGCAAAGATAAACACTAACTCTGTATCTTCAGGTAATGCTTTATCAATCCATACATACTTGGTGTATTCAGCGTGATCCCAAAACCTGCCTTTAGCCTCAATGTAGATGGTTTTACCATCAAACTCTCTTATAAAGTCTGGCTCATACTTATGCTCTACTACATACTCAACTTTATCACCATGATGTTTCCAATCTTTTAAGACTGATTTATGTAGCATTCTTTCAAAGTTAGAGTCATATCCTCCTTTAGACTTTCTAAGTTCTGGAGGTCTTGCTTTACGTTGACGTTTCACTAAGCCCTACCTACTTGCTCACAATACTCTTTAACATCATCAAGAGAGATAGTATCCAGGTCTTTTGTTTTGACCATGCTCTTTAAGATAGTCTTCATTCCTTTAGTAGACATAGCTAGAGTTTGATAGCCTTTATCACTAGGAGCATACTCTTGTTTGGGAACAGAAGACTTAGTAACTTTAGCTGCTTCTGTATCTGATAGCTGTTCTTTTAAAAGAGCCATTGAAAGCTCTTCTGCTTTTCTACTAATTTTTTTAGCTGTTTTTGCGTTCATAAAAGAGGGATCTCATCTACTTTAGGTAAGCTTGATACTCTAGTGAAATACTTTACGCCATTAGCATACTTAAATGCTCTAAGTCCTTGACCTCCATTTGCATCTCTCCAGCATTCTCTTTTGTGAGAACAATAAACACAAGTCTTGTCTAGTCTCATGTTACCTTGTTTACCTTCTGCTACAGGTTGATAACAGATTTCTGGAGGGGTGTCTTCTTCTAAGACTCGTAAGATGTTTTCTATTTTTTTATTGGGGTCAGGTTTGAATACATCAAAGGGACTGTAGTAAGCAAGTTGTCCTGATTCTTTATTGACTGCCAGGAATGCACCTTGTTTAGATTCTTCTGCTTCTTCATAAGCTGCAAGCTGCATTAAGTATCCAAAGGTATCATTCTCATGTAGTGAACCATCAGCAAACTTTTTAAATGCAAAGTTAGAAGCAGTCTTTACATCAACTACTTCACCATTAATCTTACAATCTATATGTCCTTTGATCCCTTTAAGATCTACTTCTTTTTGTTGATCAGTAACTTCATAACCAGCCATACGCACAAACATCAATACAATCTCTTCCATCAAGTGTCCATATAAAAACTTAATGAAAGTGTAAGCAGGTATTCTGTCAGCATGAGTTTGTTTCTTTTTATCAAACCATAACTGACGTAAAGGCTTACCTAGATTAGACATCCTTACAGTAAACTCACTGGTAGGTTTAGGAGTAGACCAATGCCTTAAAGCTTCCTTGATAGCTTCTCCAGTTTTATCTATTTCTTCTTCTGATAAATCTATAGGGCCATCATTAAGCTTATCTAATACAGCATAAATATCTTTTATAAGTGAATCATTCATTTTAAATAACTCTGTCTACTTCTAAACAAAGTCCTTCCATTTTATGTTGAGGATATTTACTGACAATAAAATTCATTACTCTAGTACATTCAGCCATAGAAGAATAATTATTAAACTCCATCCACTTATGTCCTTCTGTACTAAGATAAAGAACAAATACTATAGTTGCCATGCTAGTGAGTCTCACTCCAGTTGTTTCCTATGTTGTATTCACCATCCAAGGGACAGTTAAGGCCAAGAGATATTCCTGCTTCCTTGATAGCTTGTACACCTAGCTGACCAACTTTATCAGCAATATCTTCTCTAGCTTCTATCTGCCACTCATCATGGACGTTAGCAACAAAGTGAGCATCAAGATGTTTTATATGGTTATTAAGAATCACAAGAGCTTCTTTCATAACAATAGCTCCTGCACTCTGTAACAATACATTCAATGCTTTATGTTCACTTCTTACAGTGAGTCTCCTCTTATCTAATCCTCTGAGGCAGTTATTTTTCTGGACTGTTCTTGATACTCTATTTTTAAGTTTCGCAAATGCAGGGAGATTATCGAAGAAAGATCGTCTAAGTTTTGCGCCTGTTTCTGCATTTCCTCTAGCCACTTTCCCAAGCTTCTCATCTCCTGCTCCGTATAAAAGCGCATAGATGAATGTCTTTGCCTGATCTCTTGATTCAAGTCCTGCAAGTTGTTGATTGCGGGTGTGAATGTCTCCCGATTCAATTTCATGGACATACTCCTTATCATTCATATAGTGAGCCAACATGCGTAGCTCTAAGCCACTAGCATCAATACCAACTAGCTTGTATCCTGGTGGAACACACCAACAAGAACGGAAGTCTCTACCATAAGGAATATAGATACTAGGCACTTGAGCCATGTTAGGTTTTCTATGAGTCATACGTCCTGTTACAGCACCACAATGAATAACATGACTATGCACTCTGAAGGTATTGCAATCAGCTTCTTCTATCCAAGAGTTAAGCTGACCTAGACGTTTCTGCAGTAGAAAGTAGTTCTTAATAAGCAATGCTTCAGGGATGTGAGTAGCATTCTCTAAGACTTTCTCATCTAAAATAGGCGTACCTTTAGGCGTAAACTTAGTAGGTTTCCAGCCAGCTTCTATTAGATACTCAACAAGTTGAGGTCTTGAAGAAACATTAAGCTCCTTAACTGTTGTCCTAATAATATAAGGTAGTCTGTTATCTCCTTCTTTACGAAAGATATATAACTCTGACATCTCCATTAGTTCTTCATCAGATAGTCTAGTACCTGAACCATCTTCAGTGACTGCGTTTCTAGCAATGCTTCCATCTTTCTTGTGCTTAGGAAACAACTTAGTTTCAATAATTCTAGGTTTAAAAACTTCTTTTATTTTAGTTTCTGTCTTTAGCATCTCCTCATCTAACATGCTTTTAAGAGCAGCAGCTTTACTCATGTTAAGTAAGAAGCCATGCCTCTCTTGAGCACCTAATATCTCAGCAACATCATGCTCAAGCTTTACACTTTGCTTACTAAACTTTCCTGCTGTTCCTTCTTTCAAAAGCTCTTCAAAGACTTTTGTATTAAGCTCTACATCACGAATGCAATACTCAAGCATCTGTGCTGAGTAAGCACTGTAATCATTAAAGTCAATCTTAGGATAAGAAAGAAGAGTTCCCCAATCACCTAGCCTATGTCCAGGCTTGCGATCAGGACTAAACAATCTAGACAGAACTAAGGTATCTAAGATCCTAGCGTCCTTAGCAAAGTCAGGTTGGTTAAGTATCTTTCTGACACAAGGTATATCAAATGCCAATATATTGTGACCTACTAAAGTGTCTGCTGTATTTAAATGCTCAACAGCATCAGTTAACTCATGTGGCCCAAAGGTTTTTATTTCTTTTGTACTAGCATCTTGAGTAACAATGCACCAGATTTTTGTGTACTTAACGCCATCAGTCTCGACATCAAATACAAGGGTTGTCATGCGAACACCTCCTGATCTGTTACCATTTCTAAATCTCTATCATCACACTCATGTAACCTACCTGTTACTGGGTCATACTCAATAAAACCAGACTCACCTACTTCACCAGTGTATCTGTTCTTAAGTATTCTTAAGCGTGTAGTCCTAGCCTCCTGCTCATCTTCAGCTTGTTGATTACGCTCTAATGCAAGAACAGCATCAGCAATCTGTGCAATAACATGAGAGCCTCTTAGATGACTAAGATTAACTTCAGCACCATTCTCATGGCCCTTGTTACCATCTAGTCTTCTAAGATGAGATACAGTAATGATAGCTATATTAAGTTCTTCACAAAGATCCCTGAACTTGTGCATGATCTTATTGATCTCTGCTGTTTCATTGTCTCCACCTGCAGCACTGATCATGTGAATGTGATCAATAAAGATCCACTTACATTGTGATCCTGCTGCCATGAACTTAACTCTATCTGCTATAGCATTAAGATTGTTCTCACCTACATGCTCATAGACCCATACTCTATTCTTGTTGTCACCTTCAAATAGAGCATCGTGCCATTCAGATAGTCTGTTTGTATCAAATGTTTCTCTGATGCTATGTTTAGATAAACGCTCATTAGCTTGTATAGACATTAAGCCATCAATGGTACGTTCATAACTTTCTTCAAGCATGATGATACCAATGTTGTCTTGAGTCTGTTGAAGCAACCAGTGTTGCCACTCCCTACAAACTGCACTCTTTCCTAGCCCTGTACCAGCAGCTAATACAAAGACTTCACCTTGCCTTAACCCTTCAAGCTTTTCATTCAAGCCTCTCCAAGGAAAAGGAATAGAGAGTTTAGATGGACGCTCTAAGTATCTAGCTTTGCTATCACTGACAGATACTAAGCCACTAGGTGTATAAGTCTTGGCATTCCACCAAGCATTCTTCCAAGCATCCTTTTCTCCTGCCATGAGCATTTCATTGACATCATTGAAGCCTGAAGGAAGTGACATGATCTTTGTCTTTCCTGTTTTAAGAAGTCTAGCTACCTTCTCAGTAGCTTTTCTTCCAGGTTCATCCATATCAAAGCAAAGTACTACATGATCAAAAGAATATAAGTACTCAAGATTATCTCTGATAGCAT